ACGTCTTACAAATTGCTCATAGATTTCAAGAGACCATGTATTACTAAACCAGATCACAGCATGTCCTGCACCTTGTAAGTTAAGACCATGACCTGCACTTTGTGGGTGAGCAAGAAGTACAGGTGTTTTTCCTGCATTCCATACATTAATAATCTTAGTCAGTGCATCACCAGATACTCCTGATCCAATCACAGGTGCATGAGGAAATATTGTCTTTAACTGATTTAAATCATGCTTAAAATGATAACCGATAAGACATGGTTGACCTGATAATTCTTCTACAATATCTTTTACTGCATCAAGTTTAGCTTCATGCACAATTTTGACATGTCTTTCATCGCCGTCTAAGTATACTGCCCCATTTGCAATTTGCTGACATTTACCAATTGCCACTGCAGCCGTTGCTGCTGTTACCTGTCCTGTTTCTATATCAGTTAATAACTTGTCTTCAAGCTCTTTATAAATCTTTCTAGCATCAGTTGGAAGGTCTACATACACCTTATTTGTAATTAACTCAGGAAGATCTAAATAATCTTTTGCAGCCATTCTAAGAACTTTACCTGCAAGCGCTTCATAGATTTTTTCTTCTGCATCTGATTGTAGTGCCCATGTGTATCCACCATAGCCTGTAGGATAGAAATAATTTGCTCTAAAGTGAGTGATGTACTTACCAAATGTGGCACCTCTATCAATCACTAATTGTGGACCAAATATATCCATTAATCCATTCGGCGCAGGTGACCCTGTTAATCCAAAACGTCTTTTAAACTGATCAAGTAAAGGATTTAAAGACTTGAATCTTTGGGTCCTGGTGTTTTTTAAATAACTTATTTCATCAACCACCAACATATCATATGGCATTTTAATGTTCAACCTTCTCAAGGTTGCTGATAACCATTGTAAGCCTTCAAAGTTAATCACATGGATTAATGATTTATCATGTAGTGTTTTGTCTTTATGAAAACCATGAAGAACACTCACTGTTAATTCATGAAAATTATCCCATTTCTTTACTTCATCAGGCCATACTGCATAACATGGTCTTAATGGCGCTACAATCAATACTTTTTTAACTGCACCTGAGTCTTTAAGTTGACGAATTGCTTCTAATGTGATACTAGTTTTCCCTAATCCAGGCTCTAACCATAACTGACCTGAACCATTTTCAAGCATGAATTGTACTGCGTTATGCTGATATTGATGCGGTTTCCAAAGCATTCGTAATCTCCTCTTTTGTTCTTAGTACAAGTACACAATGATGATGTAATCGTAATTGAAAATGGATTTGTTCTTGTCTTGCTGATAATTTACCTGTAAGCGTCTTTAACTCTATCCATAACACTTTATTAAATGGAAGTATCACTAATCGATCAGGATAACCTGTGCTGTATCGAAGATGAAGTTTAAGACTTGTGATTTTTAATCGTTTACATTCTTTACTAAAATGTCTTTCAAGATCACGTTCTAATACTTTTTCTACCATTTACACGGTCCACCATTTGATTTTCTATAATGGCAGTAATTACATAAGTAAGATGGATTAGGCGCATAAATTTTATCTTTTTCAAGAGCTTTTAATCTATTTTTAATTTGTAATTGAAGCACAGGAAGATCAGATCTAGTAATAAGTTTATACTCATCAGTTTTTGCAAGGTCAATAAACTCAATTGCTGTTTTCACATACTCGATATGCGGTTTACATGACATGATCATTGCTGCATATACAGTGACTTGGTCTGAATAATCACGATGTTTACCTGTTTTAAAGTCAACAATAGTAGCTTCAGGACCTTGTTCATAATACAAATCAATCACACCACGAAACTTTGCTTTAGGGTCAGAATAAAGAACTGCATTAAAGTTTTCATCAACTGCAATGGACATTTCAGATGCTGCTTTAAGCTGTACCCATCTTGAAAGTTTATCTTCTAAATAAATTACTTCATCAGAAAAAACAGGAAGACCACCATTCAATAGTGCTTCAATCTCTGCATGAATGAGTTTACCTCTATTGGCAGCATCTCCTGATGAATCAGGTAGTTTATCTATTTTGCTAAACTTGAATTTACGAGGGCATTGCTCGTACATCTTAACAGTGGAATATGAATAGATCATCTAATTCCTCTGACTTGGTATACGGTTGCGAATAAGTTCTGCTACTTCTTTTGCTTTACTTTCAGGGTCAGTGACACCATCTGACCATTCTTCAACAATCTTTGCGCATTCTTCTCGTTCAATTAAAATAGCTTGCTTAGTGGTTTGTATAGCAACTGCCATGATCTCAGCTTTGGCAAGTGCTAAAGCTTCATCAAATTCTTGTTGTGTAAAGAGAGTTACTCCACCTCCACCACTTAATAATTGTCTTTGTAATTGGCTCATTTTAGTCATTTCCATCCCTCCAAGACATCAAGTAACCGTCTATAAAACTTCTGTCTATCCACCATAACACCAGGTTGATATAACTCTATGAACTCAATTAAAGGATCATCATCAGGTCGTATTTCACCGTCTTTCACAAACAATGCTTGCTTAGCATCACCCATATAAGACTTAGTTTCACCATAGATCTGCTCTGTCATAGGCGCATCTGCACCTTCTTTAATCTTTTCAATCGCACTATTGACTTGATCAGGTGGTATATCATGATGACCTAAGAATAAGTCTTGTTCTTGTTTTGTTACTTGTTTTCTACTCATTATTTCACCTCGCTAAAGTTATTTCCAATTACTGCCTCTGCAATAAATGGCACATCAAGTTTAAATGCATACATCATACACTCTTCTAATTTCTTTGCTTCACGTTCTTCATACCCTTTTTCACATGAAATAACAATCTCATCATGTAAAGACAATAACAATCTAGATCTGTCTGCTATTTTAGCAAAATTAATCATTGCTTGCTTTGTCATATCAGCACCACTACCTTGGATAAGTGTATTTAAAGACTTAAAGCCAAACTCCATGAACTTACCATGAATCATCTTAGGTGGTTCACCTTTAATGAGTCTACCACCTATTGTCTTAAATGGTATCTTTGCTCTATATCTAGTCATTAAATCATCATTAATCTTAGGTAAACCTGTAGCAACTTCTGATTTATAAAGATCAACAAGTTCACGAGCTTCGTCATACGGTATCTTTAACATCTCACTCAGCTTTTTAGGGCCTGCGCCATACAGAATACCAAATGATAACGTTTTCACATAGTCTCTTGGAATATCTCTACCTACTTTTTCACTCATCATGTTCTTACTAAATGTGTGAAGGTCTGCTTTAGGGTCTTTTAAGTATTGCTCTTTAAGTTTACCGTCTTCAAAATATGCAAACAATCTAAGCTCTTGAGCATTAAAGTCAGCTGCAATCATACTATGCCCCTCATCAGGTAGAATATACTGCCTGACTTTAGGTATAATGAGATCATGAATTTCAGAGGGCAGTGGAGTTTTTGGGCCACGTGTAGGCATTGTTTGAAGTGTAGGTTTAGATGATAATCGTCCTGTTCTTGTACCTCCTGCTTCGCCACGGACTGTGTTCCACTCTGTATAAATTCTGCCTGATAGTTTTGATTGTTCTAGCCATGGCTCAATGTACGTACCCGTAAGTTTCACCAACACATCTCGATGTCTAAGTACAGAAGATAACTCTGTATCAGTGACTAAATCTGCAAGTGTATCTTTATCCGATAGAGGTGTACCTTTATCACTCGTTGGCCATTCTTTGTCTTTGTTATAACAACCTTTAGCTTGAATGACTTGAACGAGTTGAGCACCAGAATTAAAGTTAATAGTGTCATCATAAAAGTATTTATACAGCCAGTTCTCACACTGTATAATATCTGCTTTTGCCTTATCAAGACAAGACTGCAAACCTTCACGATCAACACGAACTCCTAACCTAGAATTCTCTAATAATACTGGCATTAACTCTATTTCTCTAAGATAGGCCTCAGGCATTGTTTCTCTAACAGATAAGGTAAAGTCCCATAACTTAGCTGTTAATTTAACGTCGGCCTCTGCATACATTCCTACAAGGTTTGCAGGACCACGAGCAATGTATGCACCAGCAGTTTTAGGCTTCTTAGCAACTTCAGGTATGTGCTGTACTAACCACTCAAATAGCTCATCACGCTCTTCAGGCTTAATGTTCAACCACTCAACACATAATTCTTTTAATGACAAAGAACGAACGTAAGGGTCGTATAAGAAAGCAAGAACTAAAGTATCATGTACTCTAGAAGGGTGAGGAAAATCGAGGTGAAACTGTTCAACAATAACAGCAAGATCAAACATAGCGTTGTGAAAACAAACATGTCTACCAGACTCCCATATACGAATTAAAAGATCACGAACATTAGAATAAGTTGTGTTATTACCTGAATCATGACAAAACGAGTAATAACCTGACTTAAACTGACCTGTTCGATCTAAAACAGCCAAGCCAACAGGCTTAGGCGGATAGTGTTCCGGTCTAGGCCCAATGGCTTCTGTTTCAAAGTCTAAAAAGATAGGATCAGTCATTACGCTTGGTTCTTAATATATTGGTCAGCTAAATTACATGCAATATTATGTACATACTTTGCATCTGTGACCTGAACAGAGCCATTTGCTGCTATTTGAAGCATAAATTGTAGTATTAATTCTTGTCTTGTTGGCATTATGATTCCTTAGTATTTGTTAGATGTTGGTGCAGCTTCTTCATCGGCTTCAGTATCAGGATTATTAATTGCATTGGTCATTTCTTTTTCACCTCTTGCAATCAATGCTTTCACTACTGACATATCATCAAGTGCTTTTACATAAGTAAACTGAATCTTAAACTGAGTTTTAGGATCAGGAACCAATGATACTTTAGTAATTACTGCTGCCAATGGGCGTTTTACTGTAGAAGCCACAGTTTGCACATATGTAGCATAACCTTTTACACTAGTAACTGGAATACGAAGTGCTGCCACCTCTGCTAAATTCACTGAATCAGCTGATACTGCAGAGTCAGCGGTCATTAAGAATAATCTACGTTTTTCACCACAAGCCTTACCTTTACCCCCGTTCGTAGCACTACCCCATTGATTTTTAGGGCATGATTCGCATAACTCTGCTTGAGGTGAATCAGATAAATGACTTGGCTTTAACCCTGTAATTGTAGGACCTAATGCAAAACAACTTGGTGGTGCATTGTTGGTAGGGTCATACCTTGATGTGTAATACAAACGCTCAACCGGAGATGCAAGCACAATGACATCTAATGAATTACCAGCAATTGGATTATCACGGTACTTCATTACACCACCACTAGTTGTGATAAATGATACACTTGCAGAGTTTTTCTCTGCTTGTATACTTTGCTCGGCTAATTTAGCCATTTCTGATTCAAATGAGACGATTTCGTTTTTAGACATTTAAGTTCCTTTATTTACGTGATTGAGTTAATGTAATTCCCCATAATTCTGTAATTGATGAACCGGGGATCTGTTCACCATTTTCTGCTCGATCCTTAAATGCTGTAGTACTTAAGCGTTTATGGAGTAAGTCAAAACTCTTTGTTTGTTGTACATAACTATAAAAAGCATCCCAGTCTGTAATAACAGGCACTGACTTTTTAGCCATGATTACACTATGCCCTGTTTCGGTAGCTGCTTTGGTGGTGCCTACCTCTGACATTAAATGCATAATATCAGCTTCTAGTTGTGAAGCTTGTTTAGATAATTCACTATCTTGTGATGCAATATCAGTTCTTTTTCTTCTAATTTCTACAAGTTGTTCTATAAGTTCAGTTAAGTTCATGATTTTTGTCCTATGTATGTAGTTTCTACGTTTGCTTCTTTAAACATATCATTTGCTAATTTAAAAGACACTTCCCATCTTTTAGCAGAGATCTGTGGTGAAATTACTCTTTGTATGCCTGCTTGTACAATAACTGCCGCACAAACAGAGCAAGGTTGGTATGGCCATGTGTAAATTGAGCAACTATGTAGATCTTGTTTAGCAAACAAAATAGAATTTTGCTCAGCATGCACAATCATTTCATACTTTGTATTTCTATCTTTAAGCCTGTCATCATCTTGTATGCCTTGAGGAAAACCATTAAACCCAGTGCTAATAATTCTGTTATATTTGTCAGTAATAACAGCACCACACTTGGTAGACGGGTCTTTAGACCAAGTTGAGATATACTTGGCAAGATCTAAATAACGTTGATCCCACTTATTCATGCAACCATCCAATCAGGTGCATATGCATTATCTTGATACCATTTCATAGAGATAACATTTTGCTTATAACGATAATAGCGACGATATGCAGTAACCGTGTCTTCATGTTTATATTCATCAGGCATACATTGTGGTGGATTAGTCCAGCCACTAAATGTAAGACTAGGTGGTGGATCTTTTAGTTCGCCATCGTATAACTGTTCACAAGCATGCGTTTTATGATAACGCTTTGTATACTCTGCGCATAAAGCTTTACCTAAACCAACTAAGTAGTTGTAATGTAAACGAGATGATCTAGCCCATATAGCAGAAGGATGATTAATATGAGTAGGCTTATACGTAACCGGGTGATTGTGCTCATGATGTGCGGTTGCTAATAATTGTGCAGTTTCTACAATCATTTTGACAACATGTTTATCACAATGATATAAAGCACAAATTCTTGAGATAGGGTGAAGATAAAAAATATTCATATAGCTCCTTAGTTAAGTGTTTAGTATTAAGTGTTAGATACATTATACCATGTGTTTACTCATTAGTAAACATTTTATTATGTCTTTTTTGCCACCAACGAATAGGTTTACGACGTCCGTATTTCATTATCATTTTAAATGTAGACCATCGATTAAAAATACCACGACGATAACGTGAATTACGTCTAGTGGCTTCATGATGAGACTTATTACGTGGTTTCTTTAGTTCACGAAATCTCATTTTAATAACTTTATTTTCATTTGATCAAATACTTTCTCTCTATATTCTGGAGGAACATTATCATTCACTATACCCCAGGCAACCATGGTTGCTTGTGTCCATGCCTCTAACCAAACAGCCTTTGGGTCTGTTAAAAACTCTTCTTCCGCTTTTGCAGTTTTGAGCAACTTAACCCAATCGTCAAATGCTTCTTCTTGCTTCTCTTTAACGAATCCTATCAGCAT